CCTTGTACCGTCACTATTGTAAACAGTTTGCTCACCTAAGTCTTCGTGAGTTAAACCTGCTTTAGATCCTTTAGGAAAAGGACAATAAACAGTTTGATCACCCCAAACAACTAGATATACAGATGCATTATCAGAACCTGATCCACCTGCATCAAGAATGTTTACAGCATTATCTGCGGAAAGATCACCGTATCTTGGTGCAAGACCTAGAAACTTTTTAGGATCTGTTCCGGGATTACCGTAAAACATAGTCTCAGCTTGAGTCTGATTCATTGCTTCTAAGAAAGCAGTATCTTCAGATAAACGGAACTGTGCGGTGTTACCATTTAACATTGCTAAGTCTTTGTCTACTTCAGAACGTGCTTCAAGAATTGCACAGGCTTCATCAACTTGAGCAGTTGTTGACTTGCTTCCCGGAATACCTTGGTTTAATGCACGGAAATAAACTGATGGTAAACCAGTTCTAATAATTACACGTTCACCAGTAGGTAAATTACCTTCTTTAAACACGCAATCATCTAGTATTTCGTTGGTCTGTGATAACAGTTCTGCAACGATTGGAACTCTACCGTCTGGGTCAGATCTTTTTGCCCAATCCGCTAGTGTTAAATTTGAGGTTGAGAGTGTAGCCATTTAATAACTCCTTACTTGTTTTGCTGATTTGAATAAAGTGCGTTTGCTTTGCCGTCAAAATCTTTAGGAACATTGCTACCTTGTGCGTTAGCTCCTTGTGAATTGCCAACATAACTGTCTTCACTTATTGCCTTACCTGCTCGGTACATAAACCGAATTACTTCGGGGTGATTTCCCAAGCCTGATTCTGACAGCAACTGTTTAAAAGGATCAGTACCAAAAGCATTAAGGGCTGTTTTCGCAGTTTCAAGATTGGCATTAAAAGTTTCGCCACCAAATTCTTCATCTGATTTTGATTCTTCTGCCCAATCTATCCTTGCTTTTTCTACCTGTTCTGCTTGTCTTGCCTGTATAACAGGTGCGACTTTGTCTAATACCTTTTGTGCAGCTTCCTGTGGCAAGTCAAGTTCTTTAGCGACTTCACCGAATGCAGTTAATACATCGGGGTCGAGTACCTCTGGTGCGTCAGCCACCTTATCGTTGAACTCGTATTTCTCAGGAGCACCTTCTGTTTTGGTGTCCTGTTCGCTAGTTTCACTTTCAACAGAGGATTCATCCGAATCTTGTTGATCTGCTACAGTTTCAGCTTGTTGCTGTGTGTTTTCAATAGTTGTAGTTTCAACTGATTGCTCAGTTTCTGTTCCTTCTACTGCTTGCTGTGTGCTGCCTTCATTGGTTTGGTTGGCTTCCGTCATCAGCGTTTCTGACATTTTTTTGCTCCTTAATCATTGTCGGGTATAGTTCTGGGCAGAGAGTGTGAATCAAGTTTAGTATTTGCAAACCATAATTCCTGTTACCTTCGCTAAATGACATTGCCATTGCGTTAGTGTTGAACGATGATCGGAAAACACCTGCTTGCTCCAGAAGTCTCCAGATTAATCTGCGACCCCTCTTGCTGCTCATCAACCATTTGATGTCCGACTCTTCATTTTGGCGGTCAATTCTTTCTTCAGACTTTTTATTGTCCTTAGATTTTTGTTGACTCTTGAGGTCGAGAGGATTGTATTCACTCATGCTCTAATATATCTAGTCATAACCGTGTTACGGTCACACCTTATGCGTTTTTACTTTGGCTATCTCTTAATGCTTTAGGAGTTGGTGCACCTTTTTCTCCTTTTTTACGCATACGTTCACCAGAACCTCTTGCAATTCTTTTACGCTTTGCGTGAATGTTTGCCCATAATCCTTGATTTTTCATAATTAAAACATTGAGGGGTAAAGTTTTTTAAGTTTTTCTAAATCCTTAAGATCTTTTGGAGTAGCCATATCACCTTGTATTTTTGCTTGTATTAATTTAATTTTATTTTTTTGAAAGTTAGGAATAATCTGATCCGCACCTTGTTTTTTAGTAGTCATAATTTAAATTACATATTTGATTTGTTATACAACAATTTTAACTTTCTTTCTTCTTCTTTTTTTCTTTCTTCTTCTTGCATTTTTAAAATTTTCATTCGTGTATCTGCAGGTAAATCGCCAAATCTAATATTATCTGGCGTTCTAATGTTTTTTTTGTTGCCCATTTATACCTCCAATGGTGATGGTGAATTGTAACCGCTAAATTGATTTATCATGTCCATCATAGATGGATCACCAGTTTTTGAATCATTTAGTTTAACTGCATTTTCTACAGCACGTTGTTGTGCTTCTTGTTGTGCCATTGCTTGTTGTGCTTGTGCTCGTTCTTGACGTATTCTAGCTACACGTTCACCTCCAACAATTAATTTAGGATCTACACCTAACATATCAGCATATCCATCAGCCCATGCATCAGAATCAAATTTGTCTAATACATCAGGTTTCATTTGTGCAACCATACCCATATTATTAACGTACCTATCTACACTATTTGTACCAATTGCACGTTGTGCTTGTGCCAACATAGAAACAAATTCTACGTTTAATTCCATACCTTGCAACTCTTCTGGAGCAGGTGGCACTAAATTACTCTCAATCATTCTGTTAAACGTGTTATCTATTAACGGATCTAACAATTCGTTATGTAATCTTTCTAAAACAGGACCTAACATAAGCAATTTTTCTTCATGTCGTTCTGCTACTTCTGTTGCGGTCATGCGTGTATCAGTAGCATTTGCCAACATAAGAAACAAATCAGCATAAAAACTACCGTTAATACGTTGCCTTACGTCTTGTATATCTGCTAATAAATGATTTAAATTAAGGTTTACGTTAAATGCTGTTTCAATTTTGCCTTGTTGCCCATCAATAAACGTAACACCACCCGGTAAGCTATCCACATCTCTGTTTTTCATATAGCTAGGTACTTGCAATGGTGGCTTTGTTTGGTAATCAATGCCCTGTGCCTTGCGTAATTGTTCGTGTTGTAACTGTTTTATGTCACCTAATGCTTCCATTCCCGGTGAATTACCATAAATATCACCACCAGAAATACCCCATCTAGGTATAACAGCAGGAAAATCTTTATATCCGCTTTCTCTTAGTACATCTTCGCCATCACCACCCATTTCAAAATAACAAGACTTGTATGCCATGTTCATATTGTCTTTCTTTTTAAAATCACGCTCTCTATCATCCCTTGGTTCTATTGCATGAACTAATGTAATCCATTGATCTAATGAACCCCTGTCAAACAAATTTTTAACAGACGTTGAACATTTGTTATATCCAAATTCTCTTACAACTTCCCCTACTGTTTTTTGAAATTCTCTGTACAAAGTATTAACTCTGCCTTGATAATCAGTAGCTATTGCGTATTCTCCTATAGTTACAGGGTAATGATGTATAGCTGTTTTAGAATCAGGGAGGATAATAGAACCTGCCGTACCAAATGCTCCTAGTTCCTCGTAAATACTGTGCAATGTTCGGTATGTATTGGACTTTTGAAACACCAATTGCATACGTTCTGTTACATCATTAAGCCATAACTTAACAGGTACATATCTATTTAATTCTGGATCAGCCGTTCCAAGTCTAAACCAAGGTCTTGCAGGACTTGTTGCACCTGCCATCATGCCCGCACCTAATGTTCTTAATGCTCTAGTACCAGTATTGTCGTATATCGAATTATGTCTTCTATGACCTTTGTTTCTATCTTGTTCAAAATAACGTCCATTTCTTGGTAACAAATAAGTTGTAACTTCTTGCCAATGTGACCACCATGTTGCTCTTTCTGATCTAAGGTGACCCCACCTTGTTAACAAGTCAGCACGTTTTGTTTTCATTATTTATGCACCTAATAATGTGTTGCCACCAAGATTTAATTTGTTAGGATCTACACCTTGATTACCTGTAAGTAATGTTCCAGCAGGACCTGCCATTGCAGCTTGCTCTTCTTTTGCAGACAATGCACTTACATCTGCCTTCTTTCTATTTGCTTTGTTCATAGCTATATCAGCACGATCCGCTGCTTCTTTACGTCTTTTTTTAGCTTCTGCATTTTGTTGTTGTTGCAATGCTAATTGTTCTCTTTGTGCTTTTTTTTGTCGCTGACCTTGTTTGTATCCTTGGTATGCACTAAAAACTGATGTTACTGCAAGTACTGACCCTACCATTGTTTAAATCTCCCTAGAATACATAATTTCTTGTACACCATATTTTAATTTTGGTAGCAGTTTAGCTAAAGCGGTGTTTTCTTTAGCGTGCCATAGCATCAGTTTACATCCTTCAGATTTGGCATGATCTTCTGTAACCCTCAATAAACGCAAACCTAATCGCCCACCCCTAAATTCTTTTTTGACAAACAAAACGTCATTTTGGGTAACTTTTAGATCAGCATAATGAAAATGATGCATGATGATATTCATAGAATAACCAATACAGACATCATCTTGCATTGCTAGATAAATAAACAAAAGTCCGTTCTTGTTTACTGACTCATACAAAGGCCAGTTTGGTTTTAGCTTCATCACTTGTTTGTTGCGAGCAATCTCTTCGTAATGCTCTTCAAACAATGGTTCTGCTAATACCTTAAATTCATCTAACGTGCAGAGTCTAATTTCTGTTTTAGGTACTCTACTTTCGTTTACAGTAGCTGTACTATCAGTACTTACGGTCACACTAGTCATAAAGGATATAATGTATATATCTATTATTGAAAGTAATTTTAATTAATGCAAGTAAGTCTTGATTATACGGCTCGTGAATGGCAACGCCAATGTCATGTAAACAAAAAAAGGTTTAGTGTCTACGCATTACACAGGCGATCAGGTAAAACTGAACTGGCAATCATGGAACTTATAGACAAAGCCATGAAAACAGACAAAGATTTAGCCATATTTACTTATGTTGCTCCCTTTTTACGTCAGGCAAAAGCTATTAGTTGGGCTAGATTAAAACAAAAATTAGAACCATTAAGACAAAGATCTGCTATAGAAATAAATGAAGGTGAACTATCTATAAAATTTAAACATAACGGTGCAATTATTAGACTATTTGGTGGTGATAATCCTGATGCTATGCGTGGTTTAAGACTTGATGGTTGTATTTTGGATGAGGTTGCCAACATAAAACCAGAATTATGGATGGACATCGTACAGCCTTGTCTATCTGACCGTTTGGGGTGGTGTATTTTTATTGGTACTCCTTCTGGTATTAACTTATTTTCAGAGCTATATTACAAAGCATTAGACGAACAAGATTGGACAGCATCTAGATATACCGTATATGACACAGATTCTTTGCATCCTAATGAGGTAGCTCGTCTTAAGCGAGACATGAGTGAGACATCATTTGCTAGAGAATACCTATGCGACTTTTCAGCACAGGGTGATGATCAGTTAATAGCTTTAGCAGATACAGAAGATGCATCAAAACGTATATATCAAAAAGATCATGTAAGACATTCACCAGTAGTACTTGGTGTAGATATTGCACGATTTGGGGATGATCGTTCTGTAGTGTTTCGTAGGCAAGGTAGACAAGCATTTAAGCCGATTATTTACCGTGGTATAGACAATATGGATTTAGCTACTAAGGTTGCCAATCTGATGGAGGAACATAACCCTGATGCTGTGTTTTGTGATAGTGGTGGTGGAGGTGGTGTTATTGATCGGTTACGGCAACTTAAATACGATGTGATAGAGATTCCATTTGGTGGTAGGGCAATACATCCTGATAAGTACATCAACCGTAGAACTGAGATGTGGTGGTTAATGAAGGAGTGGGTAGAAGAAGGTGGTGCGATACCTGATGATGTAGCACTTAAACAAGAACTAGCTACACCCATATACTGGTATGACAATGTGGGTAGACGAGTACTGGAGTCTAAGGATCAGATCAAGAAGAGATTACAGGGTGGAGGATCACCAGATTTAGCTGATGCTCTAGCCCTTACATTTGCCCTTCCAGTAGGTAAGAAACAACCAGAAGACATATACATTAAAAGACGCAAGGAAGCCACACAGAAAACGGACTATGACCCATACAAAGTACTTTAGACGTATAGCTTATGGGTTAGACGTTGAACCATTGCTTGAATTGTTGGATGCTAAACCTGAGTTATGGGATGAGATAACAACAAGACAGAACCTAACCAAGTCACCACATAAAGACA